AGTTCAGCCAACAGCAAGTTGGTTTTTTTTAGTTTATCAAGCGTAGCCCAATAGGATAGCGCAAAGGAAAAAGACAGGGTAGCAAAAAATATCAAAAGCATCATTTTCATAATATCTATTGTACTCTATTCCGAATAGCGTGAGTTGTCCAATAGTATAAGCACTTATCGCAACAAGGTTTGTTGTCTTTACTTTGAGTATCTGTATAAAACTCTGAATAATAGATAGAATCTTTACGATAAAGGTTGGCCCTATGGGTAATATTAACACGATTTACATGAGATGCCTTACTCCAGACTGGCTTATCAGTACCCCACAGATGCCCAGAAACGGCCTCCAGAGCCTCTATGTTAGCCTCATTCTTGTCTGTCTTAATACCTCTAATGCCAGCCTCTTTAATCATGGCTCTTGTATACGTGAGTAATGATTTTTCAGCATTCTTCCACATCAGTACCGCTGGGTGATTACGCCATGCACCTGAAGGGGATTGACCAGATAAAACCTTAAGTATCTGATAAGACTCTAGTATTTGTTTATTTAAACGCTTATTATCAAGAGTCTCAGCGCATTGATCAAAATCTTTGTATGGTAAAAAGGTTTGCACTATTCGTCTTCTTCAATGTCAAATAAATCTAAGTCTGATAATTGACTAAGCCTTGAAGCAAAGAATAAATTAATTGCAATAAAAATAGATATTGCTGACAGTATTAATATAATTATTTTCTTTTTCATTTTGTTACTGTTACTCCACATCTTAGACAGGCTGAATAACTTTTACCAGTAAATGGACAAGAGCCAGCGTCAACAAGGTTATGTGATTTAATTTTACAAATAAAAAACAGACCAACCTGCTTTATCATTTTACTGCCTCTCTTGTAACTAATACAATTGCTCCATTTATCTCTAAAGCCTTTTTTATTTTTACTACATATTGAAGGGCTGATATTTTATCATCGTGCCCCATGTGTAAAAATTTTCTTTCATCTAATTTTACTGTAAGAAAGTGCTCATTGTCAATAATCTCTATGCCAAATCCTTTAGGCGGTGTGATGGAGTGTACAGCCCTACGCATTTCGTCTGTATACATTATTTTCTACCCCACTGAATATAGTTCCATCCACGTTCATGTGCGTAGTAAATAAATATTTTAACTACTGTTTCCCAAAATGCAATTGTTATGGATAGTGAAGCATTCTTTGTTATAACATAAGCAACAGCAACAGAAGAAAGCGTTCCCCAAATGCGATAACTTAGTGCTTTAACAAATGATCTAGTCTTCGTTACTTTCATGATCTATATCCTCTTCAAACATGCTTTTAACAAATCTATCTTCTGCATCTGCAATTCCATGTCCAACATTAGATGCCCAGTTCACGACGTTTTTCAGTAGCCGAAATAGCATGAATGTCTGCCCCCAAATCTACTTGTTCAATTTTGTATCCAACATCACGACCATATACAATGTTGGTAATGTTAGGTAGTCTTATCACTAATGCACCATCCATAAACTCATCCTTAGCAATATATTCTTTTACCTGATCAAACTTGAGTGGATCTTTCTCACTTGTATTGTATGTATTTCGTACTCCAAGCAATACTTGATTAGTTCGCTTACCCGCTTCTTTATATAAAGCGTGATGCCCCTCATGCCAAGGTTGATAGCGACCAAGCATAAGTGTTGTTGGTGCAGACCAATCATGCAAGCCATGCTTTTCAATTATATGAGATGCCTTCTCCTCAGCATTTAATTCATGATTAGAAAAATATACGTTGGCAGTTTCAGGACGCTCAAACATCTTATTTGTATCTTCAAAACGACTTTGCGTAATGGTGTCCATAAATATTAAAATATTTGGCTTACCAAATGCTTTACGGGTTTCTGCTGTTGGACAAACAAAGTCTACAATAACTGGAGCAACTCCTTGATTGGCAATGAGTCTTGCCATAGCACCCATACGTCTTGCTTGTTCTATGCGACCTTCAACGGTAAATCCAAGATCAGAATTAACTGTAGCACGTACCTCATCTGCATTAAGATGAATAGCATTGATACGTTCTTTAAGGGCTTTTGCCAGTTCCGTCTTACCAGAGCCAGGTAGTCCAATTATTTGTATAATCATTTTTCCTCCATAACCATTATATAGTATATCCAAAGAAATCGGCTACTTCTCCAACATTTTTTACTACATCGTCTATCTGCCTAACGCTTAGTTCTTTTTTCCATCTACCAGTGCCGTCAAAAAGTGGTTGACTTACTTGCCAAGATCTATTTATTTCATGCTTGCCATCAAAATCTTTACCGTCTGTTTTTTTAGGATTTTTAATATTAAACCAGTTTGTTGGTACTTTATAGTAAGTGAGCATGTTGTTGTCAAACCCTATATTTAAATATTTGCATGTATTTTTAAATGTATTTTCAAAGTCATTTATAATATCTTCATATTTAATTATATAAGACTCATTATAAAATTTTTTTACGTACTCAAAATCTTTTTTAAGTCTGTCTAACGTTTTTTGCCAGTCATCAAATCTATTATAAAGTGATGCTGCAATATCTCTTGGATCCCTAATGTTTAATATAAATTTTGTTTCTGGATACTTTAATTTTATTTTATCTAAAACATATACATGGTTTGGAGTTTTTTCTATTATAGAAGTTTTTTCATTTGTATAGTTGTTAAATATAAAACTATTAATATCATAAAAATTATCAAGAAACATTCTTGTTTCAGTTGGGATTAATAATAAATTTTTATGTGCACCTAAAACTGTTGCCGTAAGTGTTGTTCCAGAATGACCGCACCCAGAGATAGAAATTAGATTTAAATTATTTAATAGTTTGCTTTCCATATATCATTCCATTGTCAATGCTTGCCAAGTATTTGACCAGTCTTGCTTTGTTTTATGTTTGTTAAACTCTCTTGAAACTTCTCCACCTTCTAGATATACCCCGCCCCAAACGCCCCACTCTTTTCCAGATATGCCGTTTGCAAAGCATATTTTTTTTACTGGACATTGTTTACAAAGTGCGTCAACATCTCTTCTAGATCCTTCGTAATCTTCATATTTATCAAAAAATGCATTGTTTTCCATTCCTAAACATAAGGCTTCGTCTTTCCATAAATGCTGCTTCAAGACTAATCCTTATACTTATTTGGTATGTCCCAACCATTACGACCAGGTTTATAAATTCTATGTAAATACCATTTATCTTTTACTCTAATACCCATAGGAGATGTTTTAGCAACGTCTGATTCTTTTAAATCAATTACATCCCAACCACGCCACAGCAGATTCTTATTTTTATTTATAATTTTTTCCATTGTATTTAAACTTCTAATAATCATTTTACTCTCCTAATACCTAAAAAGACCAACATCAATGTTGTTGGCTTCTGCAACTAAAACTAATTTTGATTTTGATTCTTTTGGACGACTTAAAAAAGCAAAATAATTAACTTGATTTATATTTTCACTTAACCATATTGGTGCAGCATTATAAAACTTAATTTTTTTTCCTCTTGCTTTCATTCCTCGTTCTGATAAATTAGAAAACTCTGAAACAAAGTGATTTATTCTTGATGGACCAGCAGAGTAAATAATAAAATCATTATCTCCATCTTTCATGCCAGATAGCGCAACGCTCATGGCACGAAGGAATACGTTATAGTCGTTAAATTCCTTTGTTCCCTGTACTGCTACTATCATTTGGCCCTACCCCTTGTTTTAAGTCATCAAGTATTGATAACATTTTATCTAATTCTTTTACTGACATATTTTCAATATCTAATGGCTTTATTGTTTCTTCATCTACTCTGCCATTTATAGCATTTGCAGTATAAAAAACATTATTTAATATCCAGTATGCACTTCCTTCTGCTATTACCACCCTTAACATATTTTTTTGAATATGTTTTTGAGACTGAGTTATAACTTTAGGCTTATCAAACCTTTGTTTTGGAACAACATCTTTAACCATTTCAAAAATAGAACTTTGTCTATATTTATTTTTGTTTAAAAATATCATTCTTCTTTTGTTTGATATTTTAATTATAGACCAATAAGACAGCAATGTCAAGCCTATAACTAATAAATATTCCATGCTATTTAGTTTTTTTGACTGGTTCTTGGCTTAAACTTAAAACCATAGAGTTAAGTTTATTGACCTCAAGTTGTAGTTTTAATGACTCTAGTTCTACGTCAGATAGTTTTTGCTTATAAAATCTTATCAGTTGAATTAGTTCATTTTTTTCTAAATTTTCCATTACCCCCTACTTTCTTAGATCAAAGGCAGTTCCCTGCCAAACCTTCTCTAGTTTTTTCTTTTCTCTTTGTGTAATTGCACGGCTCCATGAAAACCCTGCATCTCCACCCCAAGCATCCCACATAATTCTTCCATTAGATGGAAATTCTGGACCATCGTAAAAACCTTTACCTTTTTTATCTACTTCGTGACGTGAAAAAAAAGAATACATTCTTTTAACAGTGCTAAGAGACATTGCTGATCCATTTACAATATCAGTTGCACGACCCCAACCTACTGGAGTTCCTGCTCCTTTAGCCTTGCCATCTGCTTTCCATTTTAAAGCACGACGGGCAGCAGCCTTCATACCAGATGTAGGAGTGTATGTATCAGCCATGTTCTTTTACCTTGTTTTTTTCATAAGACTTACCCCAAAAAAATGAACCGATCATTAATAAGCCTATTGCTAATGAATGTAAGAAATAAAATGTATTCATTTTGATTTCTTTTTTTCTTGCTTGATAGCACGTTTTTCTTTAAGAGTCATTTTTGGCTCTTTCTTTTTATTAACATTACCCTTTTGTTCTTTATTTGCCATTACTTGCCCCCTTTTTTTCTTTTGGATATTGACCAAGATCGGCTTTAATACTGCCGTCTTTTCTTAAACGAACGATTCTTCCATTTTTTATTTGCAATGGATTAAATGCGTGGTTTTTAAAAAAAGATGCTGAAGATTTTTTAGACATTATTTTTCCAATGTCAAAGGATCAAATGCTCCACCCCAAATGCTTTTGGTTGTAGATTTTGATTCTGACTTATATGTACCGCCACGGCGCTTATACTCTTGAACTACCCAAGAATTTGCTACAGCAGATGGATAAACATCAAATTTATCTTTTGCTGCCTGTACAACTCTTGCATAAAGTTTTGGATTAGATGGTTCACTACCACCACGTCTTGGTTTAATAAAATCTTCGTAGTTAGGTTTTTCTGCTTTTCCAATTTGTACTTGATACATATTTTCTAAATCTGATTGTTGCGGTGTTGCTGGAATTTCAGAATTGCTTGATCCCATCTCCATTATCATATCAACAGATACAGATAATGATTCAATTTTTACAACTTCGGACATGCGATGATA